AGCGAAAGAGCGCAAGGTCAAGAAGCGGGAAGAGAAGGCGCAGCTTGCGCAGATCACGAAGCAGTTGACCAAGCTGACGAAGCAGGCCGAGCACGATGAGCAGCTCGCCATTATCGACCGTATCGCGCTTCGCGGCCTGCAACACGCCGAGGGCCTGCTCAAGAAGGCCGGCGAAGACGGGTACAACCCGGATGCGGATGTTCCGCTCGCTGACGCCACGACCCGCAGCCACTTCGGCATGAAGGTCTACCAGCAGATGATGGCCAACAAGCGGGAGGGCATGGCCACGCAGCGGGCCCTCGGCGTCGTGCTGCTACAGGGCCGCAAGAGCGAGGCGGACTGGAACGAGGAGGCGCGCCGCGTGGACGAGGAGCAGCGGCACGCGCAGGCCATAGACGTCGCCGCCGAAATCATCAAGGAAGAGGGCATCGAGTAGTGGCGCTTATTGAGAAGGACTCGACGCCCATTACGATGATGGCGAACGGTGAGCCGCCGCCGTTCCTGATCCCGTTCTGCGCGTCGTGCGACATGCCGGTCGAAGAGTTCACCTTCTACCCGTCGCAAGATCCGGAACTGATGTGCTTCGAGGCGCGCTGCCACGGGCGCACGCAGGCATGGCGACTGTCCGTCGTCGAAGCCAACTGGCGACACCGCACGCAGAACCACCTCGTGCTGTTCAAGCGCAAGGAGGGCTTCGACCGTGTCAGGTGAGGCTGCCGTCAGATCGATCGATGGCCGCGAGGTCATCTGGGAGGCCCAGCCTCGCCAGGCAGTCGCGCTGTCGTGCCCGGCGCTGGAGTTGTGTTACGGAGGGAGCAAGGGTGGCGGGAAAACTGACTTTCTCGTTATCGCATGCGCCGAGCAGATAGCGCTTTGCCACGAGAAGTTCCTGCGTACCGGGCGAAGGCAGCGCGGTCGGTACATCATTTTCCGCCGCAACCTGAAGAACCTTGCGGACATCATCCAGCGCGCCGAGGAACTGTATCCGTCCATCGATCCGAAGGCGACGAAGCCGACGCAGCAGAAAAACTATTGGACCTTCGAGAGCGGCTACCGCGTCGAGTTCGCGCACCTAGATGGCCCAGACGATCACCTCGGCTATAACGGCCAGGAACTCACTGGCCTAGGCATCGACCAGGTCGAGGAGATACCTGAGCACGTGTATTTGTTCCTCGCGATGCAGGTCAGGTCGAAAGATCCGGACATGCGTAAGCTGCTGTTCACTCGCGTCACGGCGAACCCTGGAGGTAAATACGCCGCGTGGGTTAAGTCGTACTTCATCGAGGGGTGCAAGCCGCACAACACGATCATCAAAGAGACGGTGGTTCTCCGCGGCGGTCGCAAGCGCGAGATCACCAAGGCATTCGTTCCTGCCACGCTCTACGACAACAAGTACCTGTCGGAAGACGGCGCATACGAAGCGACGCTGATGAAGCTGCCGGAGCACCTGCGTCGCATGTACCTCGAAGGTGACTGGGACGTCGTGGTCGGCGCGTACTTCGCGCACGTCTGGCGCCGAGACATCCACGTCATCCCGTCGTTTTCGATTCCGGCGAGTTGGCCCATCAAGTTCGGCACCGACTGGGGAACTTCGGCGCCGGCATGTACGCTGTGGGCCGCGCGAGATAACGACGGAAACATCTATTTCATCGACGAGCTGTACCGGCCGGGCATTACTGGCCGCACGTTCGGTGAGAAGATGATGGAGAAACTGAACGCGCAGCGATGGTCGAAAGACCGCAGGTACACCGTGCGTGACATGTACGGGCTCATCGATCGCCAGGCTATGAACGCCCCGAGCGCCGCCGACGTCGCAGCCACGGCGGCGTCAGGCATCGCCTGGTGGGGGTGGCGGCTCTACCCGGCCAACAAAGACCGTAAGGCCAGTATCGAGCAGTGGATGGAGCGCCTGCTACTCGGAGCGAACGGTAAGCCGAAGGTGTTCATTTTTGGCGACCGCTGCCCGAAGCTGGCGAGCACGATGCCGCAGCTGATGGCAAATGCGAACGATCCTGAGGACGTCGACACGAACGGAGATGACCACGCCTTCGACGCCGCTCGGTTCGTGCTGATGGACTGGCCGTTGAACGACAAGCGCCAGAAGCCGGTACAGGGCGACGCTGACGTGGAGCGATGGCTGGAGATTGCACGAAAGCGCGAGGTGGCGCGCGACGAGTCGACCATCCAGACGGGATACGGTGATTGATGGACGCATTCCAGGACATGACCGCAGAGGCGCCGCCAGAAGGCCCGGCAGAAGTTGCGATTGAGCAACCCTCCGCCGCGCCGACTGAAACGCAGGCGGGGCCTGCCGAGGATATCAACCTCGTAGCTTCGCTGACCGAAGAGGAGCGCAAAAAGATCGTCGACATTACGATTCGCGACTTCGACGCCGATGTTGACTCACGCGAGCCGCGCATGCGGCGCCTGGCCGAGTTCCAGGGGCTCTACGCCAGCGTGATGAAGGCGAAGTCGTTCCCGTTCCGGAACGCGGCGAACATCAACATGCCGGTGCTCGTGTACCCGCTGCTTCAGGTGCAGGGCCGCCTCTACGACATGGTCTGGCCGGCAGACGGCAAGGTCATCTATTCGGCGCCGACGAATCTCCAGGACGTCGGGCGCGCAGCCGTTACGGAGCTGTTCGCCAACAGCTACCTTCGCCACAAGATGCCCGAGATGGCGCAGGGTATGGACGACACGCTCCATCAGGTGTGCTGCTACGGATCGGCCTTCCGCCGCACCTACTGGGACTCGCACGAAGGCCGCAGCCGTTCTGACTGGATTCCAATCGAGGACTTCGTAGTTTCATACGGGCAGCGCAGTCAGGATCCATCGTTGCGAGACGTCCCGCGCTACACGATGGTCCATCACCTGACGTACTACGACATCGAGACGTACGGCGACCAGGGCATTTACTACAAGCCCGCCGTGCTCGCGGTGAAGCCCAGCGAGACGGATTCTACAAAGTATGACTCGGCGATGAAGGCCCAGATCGAGAAGATCGAGGGCTCTGTCAAGTCAACCGAAGAGACGACGACCGAAGACAAGCCGCGCATGGTGCTCGAGCAGCACCGGATCTGGCGCATGCCGAATCGTCCCGACGTCAACCCTGCGTTCGACGGCAAGGCCCACCCGGTCATGATCACGGTCGACGAGCAGTCAAAACAGCTGCTTCGCATGGTCTTGCGCGAGGAGCCGGATCCAGACGACTTCGCTCGTTTCCAGAAGGAGCAGGCCGCGTACGATGCTCACGTCTCGCGGCTGGAGGCGTTCGTCAAGGAGGCGCAGGCAATCCAGATGATGCAGCAGGTTGCCGCCGCGACGGGGCGTCAACTTCCGCCCGAGATGCAGCAACATCCGGTCCCGCCAGCACCGCCGCCAGGCATGGCAGTCGATGAAACCGGGATGCCGATTGCCCCGAAGCCGCAACGCAAGCGTGAGCTGTGTTTCTTCACGCACTACCGCGCCTTCCCATCGGAAGGCTTCTACGGCCTAGGCTTCGGCGACTTCATCGCCGGAATCAACAAGGCCGTAAACACGATCATCAACCAGCATATCGACGGCGGAACGCTCCGCAACGCGATGCCTGGGTTCATCTCGGCACAGATGAAGGGCCAGCGCGGGTCCGTGAATGTGCAGCCCGGTGAGTTGATCGAGGTTGACGCTCCGATGGGCGCCATCAAGGACGGGATGTACTTCCCGGAGTTTCCGCCACCTGACCCGGGGACGATGCGTATCGCTCAGATGCTCATCGACGCGTCGGACAAGCTCGTCGCGTCGTCAGACCTGATGAGCGGGCAGACCAGTGGCGCGAATCGGACGGCGAAAGAGACCGAGATTCTGCAAGAGCAGATGATGATGCAAATCACCGTGCTCGCCCGTCGTATCAAAGAGGCGTTCAAGCACGAACTGGACAAGATCTGGCGCATCTGGGGCGTGTTTCTGCCCGACGACGAGGTCATGGACGTTGTTGGCCCGGAAGGTGATCCGGTGTCAATCCGCGTCGGCAAAGCGATGTTCACGCCGAATGCGCACGTCATGCCGGCCGCGGACCCGCGCAGCAAGAATCAGCGCCTACAAGAGACGATGGCCGTGTTCCAGGCCGTGTCGACGAATCCGTACCTGATGGCGCAACCGCCGCAGTTCCGAGACGCCATCATGCGCGCCGTGACGGAAGACGTCCTTCGTGCGCACGGGGCGGACAAGTTGGTCAAGCTCTTGCCTCCGCCTAATCCCCCACCACCGCCACCCCCTCCTCCTGCTCCGTACTGGGAAGAGAATGCCGGGTTCTTCCGCGGCCAGGACCATCCGGTGCACCCGGCAGACAACGACCTTGAGCACATCGCCGGTCACCAGCGGGAAGTGCAAGGGCCTGCGGGGCAGATGCTCGACAAGCAAGGACGCGACATGGCGGAGAAACACATTCGGGCGCATATCGCGCAGAACATCGAGAAGACTGGGCAGGCCCAGCAGCAACAGGCGCAGCTGTTTAATCAGCTCATCGCCTCGCGCATGCCGCCGCAGATGGGAGCGCCCCAGTGAACCCGCGGTGGTTATCGCTTGGACCCGACGAGATCGCCGAGCTACGCGGACAGTCAGGAATCCAGATGCTCACCGAATGGCTAGAGTGGGAGCGTGACCGTACCCGTGAAATCGTGCTCGCCGAGACCGTCGCCGGAAAGCCGCAGAGCGCGCTGCTTCGCTCCGGCGCAAGCCTGACGTTCGATCACATTTTGCGCTCGCTGAAGACGCCATCGCCGATTGCGAATCTCAGTGAAGACGAGTTCACCGACCCGGCCCGACGCCCATCTCGAAAGGACGACAAATGATCCTGAAAGTCGATGAGTTGCCAGCGCTGCCCGAGGCAGACCGCATCATGGTCCGGCCCCAGGAGCCGCAAGAGGAGACCGAGACCGGCCGTCTCGTCCTCCCTGACGTCGCCAAGACACAGGCTCACTTCGGTACCATCGTCGCCGCTGGTCTCAAGGCGCTTGATATCATGTACGACAACGGACAGGAGGTCGGCGATACGATCTGGTACGGGCAGTTTGCCGGTACCTGGGAAGAGTGGGACCATCTCGTAAAGACCGGCAACAAGACGTCTTGTAAGCACGAGAACTGGGACTACGAGCCGAGCCTGAAGACCTTTCGCGGAAAGGGCTGGAAGTGCGGCGCTTGCGGAGCTCTGCGGAAGCAAGAGCCGCTTCTGGTCATGAACATCGGCGACGTGCTTGCCAACGTCGACAAGGCTGCACGCGTGCGCTCGGGGACCATGTCCATCGCGCTTAGATACACGCAGGATGGCAAGACATGTCACATCGTCCAGCGCGCCAGCGATGCGCCGCTGAGCCTCAACACCACTCACACCAACGGAGCAACGAATGTCCCTTCTTGAAGGCACGAGCAACGACGCTGCGTCTGATGATTCCGCAGCCCGCGAGGCTCTTGCAGGCGTAGCCGACGACAAGGAACCGCCAGATCGGGAGTTGCCGCCCGCGCCGGAGCCGCCGAAGGCCGTCGCGCTCGAGAAGCCACGGTCACGTCGAGAGCGGGCAGAGGAAGTTGTCAACGGCAAGCTGAAGGAGCTTTCCGATAACGTTGCACGAATGTCGGAGGGCATCTCGCAGCGCGACCGACAGATCGGCGAGTTGACTGGTCACCTGCAAGCGCTGGCGCAGCGCCAGGCGTACGTACCTCAGCAGCAGTACCAGCCGCCACCCCCGCAGCTTCCCGACCCGGATGAGCTCGAGCGTAAGGCGCAGGAGGCTATCGACCGAAAGGACTTCACCGGGTATCAGCGGCTCACGCGGGAGGCGTCCGTGGCCGCCACGCTGCGCGCGATTCAGCCCGTGCTCGCGCAGCGGCAGCAGGTTCAGGCGCCGCCGCAGGATCAGATTCCGCCGGCTCTGATGCCGTACTTCGCCGCCTATCCGGAGGTGGCTTCACACCCGGCCGCGATGCAGTTGCTTGCCGCGAAGAACGTCGAGCTCGAGGCCCGCGGCTTCCGAGCCGGACCGGAGCGTGTACGGCAGATCTTCGAGGACGTCAGGGCCACGCTCAAGGGTGGCCAAGCCCCAGGGGCGGCCGCGTTCTCGCAGTCCAGCGCAGGCGTGCTCGCCGGCACTCCGACTTCCAGGCCTGCTGGCGGTTCAGCCGCTGCCGAAGGCAAGCCGCGGGTTGAGTTGACCCAGGAGGAGCGGTATTTTGCCAAAAAGGCAGGCTTCTCGGAGCATGATATCGCTACGGAAATCGCGAAATCGCATCCAGAGCGCGTTCTCCGTTGACAGAATGGCAATTCTGTAGTCCACTTTCTTCGTAGGCGTATTCCTTCCGGCGGCATCGCTCGGAAGTGGCCGAATCCGAAATTCCGCATCCTTCGAACCCGAGGAGGGAGCGTGAAAACAGGGTGAAGGCCACTGCATGCCGACAGGACCAGTCGTACCAGGTCGAAACGACGTCCCCGATGGGATGGAGATTCACGCCCGTTCGAGAGCCGGCGAGCTTTCCGGGCAGGATCCGCGGTTTCGTTACCAGTGGGTGTCGAAAGACCCGCGTTCGCCCCAATACGTAGAGCGCTACCTGCGCGACCGAGAGATCGGGAGTCCGATTGCGGGCTACTACACCGCTCCCGCGTGGGAGTTGGCGAAGGCTGGCGAAGCGAAGCAGGGTCCGAAGCGTGCCGACGACGGCAAGCCGGTCGACACGACGCTGACCAACGGCGATCTCGTGTGCATCCGCACGACCAAGGAAAACTGGGAGCGCGAGCAGCACATGAAGGAGCGCATCACCGAGGCGCAGGCCGCTGGTCTCGCTTCGAACGAGCGCAAGCAAATCGAACAGACCCGCTACGGGGTCCAGGTGTACACGGGGGACGCGACGAGCGGCGCTCACGCCAAGTCGG